TGTTGAATGCTTTCATTGCAGCAGATGCAATCGTCAAAGTTTTGACTAATTTGAGCAGTGCTAGACCCATACTTGCTAATTTCACAGCGATACCTATTGCCATAAATGCTACTATCTCGTCTTTGAATTTTTTAGCAAAATCAAATGCTGTACTAATAGCTTGACCAGTTTTTTCAAAAGCTAGTCTTACAACGCCACCTATTGCTTTAGCTGTATCTAAAGAATTTACTAAAAGAACACTTAAATCTCTTGCAACATCTATCAAAACATCCTTCAAACCACCTTGTCCTATTTCATCCATGAATAAAGATGTAGCATCACCTAAGTTTGAAAAAGCACCAGTCAAAGTATTGGCTCTTTGTGTAATAGCTTCTGGAAATTTAATTTCACCAACAGCTCTTACAAAACCCATCACTCCTTCGGCAGATTTATCCACTGTCTCGGTAATGTCACCAAAGGTCAAGGTAATCTTGTCACCCTCAGTCTTGCCTTCAAAACCTAAGGCTTGTAATGATTCAATAGAAGTAGTACCTGCTTTGAAGATAGCCTGAGCAATTTGGTCAATACCAACACCTTGAGCTGCAGCGACATTACCAATACCTCGTAAATCTTCTTCTGTAGGCTTGATACCAATTCTTCTAAACTCAAGGAAAGCTCTTGTTACTTCATCAATTTGGAAAGTGGTTTGTGCTGTAAACACCTTAATCATATCTAAGGCTTGTGCTGTTTCTGTAGCACTGCCTGTGTTAGCTTGTAAAGTAGCTTCTAAATCTTCAAACATTTGTGTCGTTTGCACAACACTAGAAGCTAATCTAGCAAAACCAATGACTCCAAAAACTTTAGCTAAGTTCCTAAATGTTAAGACAGATGCTTTTGCTCTGGCATTAGTCGTGTCTAGTTGAGCATTAACTCTCTTCAATCCTCTACGCAGATCAGCAGTTTCTGCTCGGATTTGTACTATCAGCTCATCTACAGGAGTTGCCATTAGTCAGGATACCTTTCCATTAGATCGTTGAGTTCGTCTTTTGTCATAGGAGTTGGTTGATTGCCAGTATGGAACTCAGTAAATCCATCTATGGCACAGTGTATTTCTATCACTGAAGCATTCCAGAACTCAGAAGGTTGCATTCCAATCATGCCCATACATATCTCCATATATCTTTTGATGGGCAGTTTGTCATCAACTCTTACTCCTTTTTTTTTCCTTCTGCTTCTCCTTCTTCGCCTGAATCAGTCGTAAGTGATTGTGTTAATAGTTCAGCTACTGCTTTTGTTGCATTGACAAGTCCAATGTCAGCAACAATTTTTTTTATGTCGTTTTCTTGTATATCTTTTCCACCACCTCTTAATGCAGGTGTAAGAACATAGATGACATCAGACATTCTTATGTCACCTTCTGCCATCTTATTTGCTAATTTGATTATACCGCACCCACAAGCTGCTTCTATCTGCATAATAGAATCAACAGATAATCTGGCTTTGTATGTATCAGTTCCTAGAGTAAGGTCAATCTGACCCTTCATTGGATTTGCCATATGACTCTCCTTGAGCTTTGCTCTTTGGACTTCCCATTGGAAGTTCTAATTTTATTTTTAGTATATCGTCTCTAGTATCTAACGATACAGAAACTACCTTATAAGACTTGCCATCTACACTTAAGGTAGTTGGCTCGTCTTTGTCTTTACCCAGAAAGTTAGGCACTTCAAGCATATCTTCTTGCATTAAAGCTGATATGTCTTTATTGCCCTCTTTTACAGTGACATTTTTCCAAGCCATAGCTTATTCCTTATGCACTTGTGAATGTTACTGCACCAGAGCTTTCTAATGTTACAGAATATGTAACTTCTCCATTGTACTCTCCTGCATACTCCAATGTAGCTACCATAAACGCACCCTGATAAGTACCAAAATCAGGTATGATCACCTGAAAGTTCTTAAAAGTAGAAGCATTCATTGCATCTTTAAGAGTAGTTTC